GCCGAAACGGAACAGGGCCACGTCGCCAGGTTGCGGTGCGTCCACCTTCGTGGCGTAGTCCGTGACCCAGCTGAGGTATTTTTCTTCGCTGCGGTGCAGGTGCCAGTCGGTCGCGTACGGGCGCGGGTCGATCATCGGCACCAGCTCAAGGTCGCAGAACACGCGCACGAGGATCATCGCGCAGTCCACGCCGACGCCGAGCACGTCCGCGCTGTGACGATAAGGCGTGCCGATCCATCGCTGCGCTTCGGCAACGATGCGGTTCTGTTCAGGGGTCACGGCTTATCGCTGCGCGAAGCGCGCGTTCTGACCACCACCACCGCGACCGATGCCGCCCGATCCCAGTCCAGCACCGCCGCCCGCGTTGTCATTTGGCGCCGCGCCGTTCTGCCCCAACTCGATCACTTCGGGCGTCGGCACGTAGGGGAATCCGCGGAAGTGGGCCAAGTTGTTGAACTTGGTCGTCGCCTGCGCCTGCGTGCCGTCATAGCCCGGATACGCGGTCAACGTGTCGCCGGCTGCGCACGGGGATGGCAGCGGGTACAGCAGCGTCAGCACCTTTGCGCTGAACGCCTTCACGGTGCGGATCAGGCCCGCGTTCACGCCGGTATTGATGACCACGTACCCAAGCGCGAACCAGTCCGCCGCCTGCGTCAGGGTGTTGCAGGTGATCGTGGTCGCCGTGCCGCTGGTAACCGTGGCGTTGACCGCCCATGCTGCCTTGCTCAGGCCGTTGCCGACGCTGAACAGCGCGTTGTTGTCCTGCGGCAGGAAGTAGTTGCGGGGGAACGCGGCGTTCAGGTAGATGAGGTCGCTGGACACGTTCATCGAAACCTTGCCCGAGCCGGCCTGCACATCGGACACGACGCCCGTGAACAGGTTGACCGTGCCGCGCGAGGTATCGGCAAGGCTGGGCGTCAGGAACTTGTCGACCGTGACGCGCGCCCCATCGAAGCCGCCCGCATTGGCGAACGATCCGGGCGTGCGGCCCATGATCAGCGTGCCGGCGTCGTAGAAGATGTCCACTTCCAGCGTCTCGACCTGCAGGCCCACGGCGCACTTCGTCGCACCGCGCCCGAATCCCGGCACCGCACCCGTCACGGCGGCGAGGAACGTGTGGCCGCCATAGGTGATGTTGGCCGGCGCGTCGGTGTAATACAGCGTCGTGCCCGACAGCAGCGCGATCGTATAGAGGTCGGCGACCATGAGCGTCTGCGAGGTCTGCAGCATGGTCTTGAACGCCGCGCTGGTCGCTTTCATCGCACCGTCCGCATGGTGACGGTCTGCACTTCGTACGCCTGGTTGAACATCTGGTTGAATTCCAGCGTGTCATTGAGGAAGCGCACGGTGAATGGGCTGGCTGGATCGTTCACGATCGACAGATAGAACGGCGTCAGCGAGCCCTGCTGGCCCTCAAAGAACGATTCCAGCGTCTGCTGGTTGGCCTGCGACAGGTAGGCGAAAGACAGGTCGAATTCGTAAATCGCCGCCGTCCAGCGGCCGGTGCGAAACTCCGCGCCGCTGGTGGTGGTCTCGACGTCGGTCGACCAGATCACGCGCTTCTTGATGTCCCAGCCGATGCCGGCCAGCGTGGGAAAGGTGTTCAGAGCCATTGAACGGCGCCCATAAAAAAGCCCCGCGCTTGGCGGGGCTGTTGGTTGCTTGAGTTAAGCGAGTAGGTTATTCGGAACCGATCGATCGGATGATGCCGTTCCACATCGCAACCCTTTCGTTGAATGCATCGAGCGTCTTCTTCGCCAGCTCGCTAGATTGGGCGAACAACTGTTCCTCCACGACAGAAAGCGGGACCTGGTGCTTCCACGCCTCAGGTAATGGCATATCCGTCATTGACGAGACGATCAGGCATTTGATGACCTCCGTGTCTGCATTCTGCTGTGCCTTCAGCGTTGCAACCATCTCGATCGCGTCTTCCAGTGTCACTCCACTCATGCCATTGCTCCGCTTGTAGGTACGCACACCTTAGCGCCCAAAGTGTCCGCGCCGCTGCGCGTATTTCATGGCATTGACGAGGGCCGAAGGATCGCGGCGCAGCTGATCCTTCCAACTGCGCGGGTCAGTGGTGTGAACATGGATCGCCTGCCCACCACCCTGCCCGCCCTTCTGCGCCATCTGACGCATCGGGTCAGCGATGTGCTTCGGCAGCACCATCTCGTCCTTGTGCAGCTCCGTCATCATGCCGTCCATCGGGACGCGCTCCCAGCCGCCTTGTGCGCTGGAAATCATGCCGCTGAACGCCTCGATGCCGGCGAAGGCGACGCCTGCCGCGATTGGCGCAAGCACTGGGCCGACGATCGGGATGCCGACGATGGCCTGGTACGCCTTGGCCGCGCCGGTAGCCGCCGCGCTGGTGATCTGGCTCTTGCCGGTGGCCGCGTCGGTGATCTTCGACTGCGTGGCCGCCGACTGTTCGATGGTCTGGCGCTGCTCGGTGCCGACGGCCGTCGCGGTGGTCTTGGCCGCTTCCGTGGCGACCCAGTGCATGACCATGTTCACGCCGGTCTGGATGTAGCTGGCAACGATCGACGACAGCATCCGGTCCAGGCCCTGCTTGAACGTCTGCGTGCCTTGGATCATGCCCTGAATGGATTGATCGAACGCGCGATTGATCGGCTCCAGGCGCTTTTCCCACATTTGCTGATTGGCTAGAGCGGCCTGGTCCTGGATCTTTTGCATCGCCTGCTGGTGAGCCTGTTCCAGCTTCTCGATCTGCGCATTCACCTGTGCGTACGCTTTCGACTTCGTGTCGAGTAACGCGAGGTACTTCTGCATCGCCGCAAGTTCGAGCGCGTACTCGGCATCATTGGCCGCCGCGAGCTGCGTCAGTTCCTGCTGCTTGGTCGTCTGCTTGAGCGTAAAGGCCGATTCGATCGCCACCTTCTGCGCGGCAAAGGCACCCTGTGCCGCGGCAATCGTGGACTTTTCGACTTCCTGCTGTCCCTCAAGCTGCTGTGCGGCCGCCTTCTGCATCTCGCGCGTAACCTCGCGCTCCATGCTGATGCGTTCCTGCGCCGATTCCCGTGCTGCCTGGGCCGTCTTGCGGGCCGCTTCGGTGCCGGCCTCCTGCGTCTTCTTCCACGCGGCCAGTTGCTGCTCGTCCATCTGCTTCTGAAGCTGCTGCACCTTGTCCCATGCCGCGGTGTATTGCTCGCTCCCTTGCTTCGCCGTCTGAAGGATCTGGCCCCAGTACTCCATCTCGAACTGCGCGCGATGGTCGTAACTGATTTTCTGGTCGGCTTCCTGCTGGCGCAGGTCTTTCTCCAGGTCGCGCGAGCCACCGCCGCCGTGCTTCTTGGCCATCGCGTCGATCTGTGCGGCCGACTTCTGTGCGGCTTCACCCACGCCTGCCGCCGCCGCGCTTTGCTCGTGAAGCTTGGCGGTCAGCTCCGTGACTCGATCCGTCTGCAGCTTCATCTCGGCGGTAAGCCCGGCCGAATGACTGTGAATCTGCAGCAGCGCCGCATTCTGGTCCTGCATGTTCTTCAGGATCTTCTGCGCTTCGGCCAGGTGCTCGGCCGTGTCGCCGCCGCCCAGCGCCACGTTGGCGCTTTGCATCTGGTCGTTCCAGGTGTTCTTCAGGTCGCGCCACGCCTTGATCAGGACGTTGACGTGCTCATGCACCTGTTCGGTCTTCACCCCCATGTTGTCGGCCATGGCCGCATAGGCGATGCTCGCGGCGCCGGATATATCGCCTGCAGCGGCAAGCTGCTGCATCTGCTCGTATTCGGCGACCGTCAGGAAGTGGAACTGGTCGTTGAGCTTGGCGACCGCCCGCAGCGGGTCTTCCTGCAACTTTTCGATCTGCGCGATGATTGAACCGACGCTCTGGCCGGTCATGGCAGCCATCTCGGCGGCCGCGGTGCCGACCAGACGCAGATCATTCCCGGCGAATCGGCCAGACAATGCGAGCTTCTGGAAGGCCTCGTCTGCCGCCGATAGATCGCCGGTGGACTTGCCGACGCGGCTCGCCATCACGTCGAGCTGGCCGGCGGTGTAGCCCAAGGCGCCGCCGGTGGCGGTCAGCGCACCGTCAAGCGCCCGGAACTCGTCACCCGCCTTGAACACTTCGACGCCGAGAGCGGCAATACCGATCGTCGCCAGGCCGAGGGGCGACATGATGAGGCCGAAGGACCGCTGCAGCAGCCCGGTCTCGTTGGCCAGTGCGGCGACTTCACGGCGCGACCGCCCGAACTGGCCGGTAAGCGCGTCCGTGATCAGTGCCGATGCGGAATAGGCCGTGCGTGAGCTGATCTGCGCCGCGGTGTTTTCGACGGTCGCCGCCGTGGCCGCTACGGTACTGCCTGCGAGCGCCGCCTCGGCAGCATCCAGCGTGGCGACGTGGGCGGCATACTCGTTCGCGCTGACCGCGCCGGCCGCCATGGCCTGGTCAAGGGCTGCCTCGGCTTCCGCGATGCCTGCGGTGCTCGTGATACCGCCCTGGAACGCGGCATTGAGCTGAACCTGCGCATCAATCTTCGTCTGCACCGCGGCATTGAACGCCGCCGCTTCCTGGGCGATCGTCGCCTGCATTTGCTCGGCCGTCGTTTTGACCGTCGCCGCGCCCTGCTCCATGCCGGCTTGCAGCTGTGCCATGTCGGCGGTGAGTAGGACTTTGATTTCGGTGTCGTCGGCCATGACGTTCCTTCAGGCAATAAAAAACCCCGCCGGAGCGGGGTTGCTGGTGTTTTTTTTGGTTTTCGTCAGTGCTTGTTTTTTTCGTACTGCGCGCTCATCTTCTTCGACCACGCCAGCGCATCTGCCGTTTCCTGCTTGCTCATCTTCCCCTTCGCGAGCTTTGCCATTTCTGCGTCGTCGCCGAGTTTGACGACATCTGCACTCAGCGTGTAGGTCCGGCACGACATGTATGCGCCCGGTGCGCTGCACTTGGAAATGATCGCGCCACCATCGGGCAAGTTCACTCGATCGCTTGCGCCATGTGGGTCAGAAGCAATCGCCGAACTCTGACCGTATGCAAGCGAGCTGGTCAGCAACCCCATCGCCAACACAGCAAGCAACATGGTTTTCATCGGATGCCCCACGTATTGAGTGAAGGAAATCCTACGCCTGCCGCTTGGCCGCCGCCACTGCCATCCTATCGAGGAACGATCGACACTCCGTTTCCGTGGGCTCGGCCTTCTCCGTCTTGGCGGGCTTGAACCCGAGATACGCCTGCACCATCCATTGCACAGGCGGTCGGTCTTTCCAGCCTTCGGAAAGGTCAAGCACATCCTGCCAAGTCAGCCGGTCAAGGATGTCATCCGGGAACCACCCGGTTGCTCCGTGGATAAAACTGACTACGTCGGCCCGGGTGAGCTGGGTTCCACCTTCCCCGGGATCTCCAAAGGGCGCGGTCTGAACCCCGTCTTTGTGAGGAGTGCGACAACGAACGAGGAAAGGTCGCCAGAATCAATCCCGTCGATGATCGTGTCGCGTTGCATGTCAGGGTAATTACGTTTTGCGCACGCGAGGATGATATTCACCGCGGCATTTATGAATGACACAATGCCGTCGGAAACTCCCTTTTCGATCATTTCCAAGTCGCTTTTTGTAGGTTCCTCAAGCTGAATGCGAAGGTTGATGGGCGGCACGATATATTCCGTGCCGCATAAGTTGATGGAAATTCCGGGAATCATGCGATCAATCCGTGTAGACGGTGTGGTT